CAGTGGTGCTATGGTTATGTATGCAAATGGATCTGGTTTTATTATCCAAAGTAATTCATCGGTTACTGCTTTTGTTGCTAATACAACTGCTGTTAATTTACCAGTGGCAAACAATCTTAATTTTTCTGCTAATGGTATTACTTTCCCTGACCTTACTCAGTTAAGCAGTGCAGCTAATGCTACAACAGGACCACGTAATCGTATCATTAATGGAAACTTTGTTATAAGCCAATACAATGGCACAAACAGCACTACTGCGGTTGATAGTACATATTTCATTGACAGATGGCGTCCAATTTCATCTGCGGCAAGTAAATTTACTGTTCAGCAAAATGCTGGTTCTGTAACGACTCCAGTTGGGTTTCCAAACTATCTTGGTTGCACATCATCTTCCGCTTATACGGTTGGCGCATCAGAAGCCTTTGCAGTAGGTCAGTACGTTGAAGGTTTTAACTGGGCAGATTTGGCTTGGGGAACAGCAAACGCAAAAACGGTTACACTTTCATTCCAAGTTTACTCATCATTGACGGGAACTTTTGGTGGTTGCTTGCAAAATAGTGCAACCAACTATTCTTATCCGTTTTCTTATACTGTAAGTTCCGCAAATACTTGGACATCAATCAGCATTACAATTGCAGGACCAACGGCAGGAACTTGGATTGGCGCAACAAATGGCGTTGGTGTTCGTCTGTATTTCAGTTTGGGGGCGGGTTCAACGTATTCTGGAACGGCGGGTTCTTGGTCTGCGTCAACTCTTTTCGCCCCCACTGGCGCAGTATCTGTAGTCGGCACATCTGGTGCAACCTTCTATATCACAGGCGTCCAGCTTGAACAAGGCTCTGCAGCAACGTCATTTGAACGTCGACCATATGGTACAGAGTTATTTTTATGTCAACGTTATTTCGAAGTTCTTGGTAATACAGATCATGGGTTTTATATGTCTGGTAGTGGTAGTACAGGTTGGAATATTTGTTATGCAAATATTCCAATGGTTTATAAACGTGTTGTACCAACTGTTGCTGTTGTAGGAACTTTACAAAAAACATCAGATTTAAATACTCCTACTGTTGCATATGTAGGACAAACAGCTTTTAGTATTGGTGCAACTGCTGTAAGTACTACTGGCGCTGCTCAGTGGTGGACTACTGCTTCAAATTATTTTACTGCATCTGCGGAGTTATAATAAATGAGTACGTTACAGGTAGCTAATATTTGGTTTGAATCGACACAAAATAATGGTGTGCAGTATCTTGGTACAAACAACTTTGCATTTACTGCGGCTGGTACTAATGCCATGTACGTTACAGCGGCTGGTGTTTCTTTTGGTGGTGCAATTATTGAAAATAATAAAACACTGTCTGCTAGTTATACGATTACTTCAGGAAAGTCGGCTATGTCAACAGGTCCAATAACTTTTAACAGTGGTGTAACTGTAACAGTTCCATCAGATAGCAAGTGGGTGATTCTATGAGTGCTTTAACATTAAACGGTGATACTAGTGGTGCAGTAACCCTTCAGGCAAATGCCACTGCAGGTACTACTACTCTTTATCTACCAACAGCCAATGGTACATTATTAACTAATGCCAGTGGTGGTCTTACTGTTACATGGGTATCTGTTAAAAGTTCTAATTTTGCAGCTGTTGCTGGTTTTGGATATCCAGTTAATACGACATCTGCTTCAGTTACTGCAACATTACCTGCTTCTGCAGCAGTCGGTGATACTATTACATTTACTGATTATGCAGGTACATGGGGTACTAATCCTTTTATTATCAATACAAATAGCCTTCCATTAAATGGTGTGGCAGCAACAAATTATAATTTACTTACTAACAGAGAATCTATAACTTTAATTTATATAGATGCTACACAGGGATGGATCCCTGTTTCTGGTATTAATGCTACGACACCAGTTTCGCCTTATTCTATCGATATTGTTCTAGTCGCTGGTGGTGGCGGTGGTGGTGGCGGCTTTGGTGGTGGCGGCGGTGCTGGTGGTATGGTCACTGGTACATTTACTGTCAATCCAACTACAGCATATACAGTTACTGTTGGTTCTGGAGGTGCTGCAGGTAGTGGCGCAGGTCAAGGTGCAAACGGAACTAATTCTTCATTTATCGGTGGTGCAATAAGTAATACTGTAATTGCAGGTGGTGGTGGTGGTTCGCAACAAGGCGGCGCAATTGGTTTGGGTGGAGGATCTGGCGGTGGTGGTTCTACTGTTGGTTCTGGAACATCAGGCCAAGGTAGTGCAGGTGGTACATCACTAGGTAATGGTGGTGGCGGTGGTGGTGGTAAAGGTTTTGCAGGTGGTCCAAACTATGGTGCATCCACTGTTTATGGTGGTCCAGCTGGCAATGGCGCTATTGCAAGTAGCTTTACAGCTGTAGGATATGGTACAAATTCAACTAACGGTTCAACTGGTACACTTGCTTATTTCGCAGGTGGCGGTGGTGGTGGCGGTTATAACCAGCCTGGATCTCAAGGCGTTGCTGGTGTTGGTGGCGGCGGTTCTGGGGGTGGTAACGGTAATGATGATGCGGTTGCTGGCTTAACTAATACTGGCGGTGGCGGTGGTGGTGGTAGTTACAATGCCCCAGGCACTCCTAGATCTGGAAGAGCAGGTGGTTCTGGTATTGTAATACTTCGCTATCAATCTGGAACACAAAAAGGAAGTGGTGGAACTGTAACAAGTTCTGGTGGTTATTACTACCATGCATTTACTAGTTCTGGTACATATACAGCTTAAAGAGGAATACGATGGGACATTTTGCAAAAGTTTTAAGCGGTAAGGTTGTTAACGTAATAGTTGCAGAACCTGAATTTTTCGATACATTTGTTGATAATTCTCCTGGAGAATGGATTCAAACATCATACAATACTCGTGGTAACTTACATTATGCACCGAATAGTAATACACCAGATGATGGTGTTGCATTACGTGGTAATTTTGCAAGTGTTGGGTATACATATGATCGTACACATGATGTATTTTATGCAGAATCGCCATTTCCTTCATGGGTTCTAAATAATAACACTTGGCTGTGGGAAGCTCCTATTCCGTATCCAACTGATGATAAAGCATATAAGTGGAATGAAACTGATAAGAAATGGGATGAGGTAACGATCTAATGCCAATAGTAATCGACGGTACAAACGGTATTACAAATGCAAGTTGGAACACTAGTGGTCGTCCTGCTTCACCTACAACTGGTCAGATAGGTTTTAATACAACCACTGGCGAATTTGAAGGTTGGACTGGCAGTGCATGGGCTTCTATTCCAATGGCTACCTCACAAGGTACTTCAGGTCAATATCTTCAGTCTGCAGGTGCTGCAGCTCTTCCAACTTGGGCAACTATTGCATCAACAGCTGGTACACTAGTTAAAATTTCATATCTTACTTCTGGTACATCATTTACTACTCAAGCAACTACTACTAAAATTTATGTTGAATTAGTTGGTGGTGGTGGCGGTGGTGGTGCATGTAATTCCAGTCAAGCAGGTGGTGGTAGTGCTGGTGGTTATGCAGCTAAATATTTTTCAGGTGTATCTCCATCAACTGCGTATACATATGCAATTGGTGCAGCAGGTACAGCAGGTACTGGAACTGGCGCTGGAGGATCTGGTGGTCCTACGTCATTTACTGCTCTTGGAACAACAATTACAGGAAATGGTGGTAATGGCGGTAGCGGTAGTGCTGGTAGTACTGCTGGAGGCACCGTAGGGGGTACAGCCACAAATGGCGATATTAATATTCAAGGTGGACCAGGAATGGCTGGTATGTCTGTAACTCCCAATCAAGGTGGTCAAGGTGGCGCTGCAGCTGTATTTGGCAATATGACTTGGAATACTGGAACAACAGCTTCATATGGTTCAGGCGGTGCTGGCGCACAATCATCAGGTAGTGGTGGTGCTGGTGGAGCAGGTGTCATCAGAGTTTGGGAGTACACGTAATGTCAGTAACATTTAACGCAAGCACAACATCAGGTCTTCAGATAAGTTCTGATACAAGTGGTGTTATTCAGTTTCAAAGTAATGGTAATAATATCGCTAATATTAGTAGCACTGGTGTTATTTCTGCTAATGCTGTCAGTATTAATGGTGGTACTATTATTTCAACTGTCACTAATATGGCAGCTAACCCAGTAACAGGCACACCGTCTTCTTCTAACTATCTTCGTGGTGATGGAACTTGGGCAAGCGTATCTGGTTTAGGTGTCGGCCAAACTTGGACAAATGTAACTGCTTCAAGAGCATTAGGTACGACATACACAAACAGCACTTCTAACCCTATTTTTGCATCAGTGTATGTTACTGGGCAAACTACTATTGGGGTTACAATTACCGTAAATGGAAATATTGTTGCAACTTTTCAGTGGGGTGGAACACAAAATCACACATCAACAATTATAATTCCTGCTGGTGCTACATATTCATTTTCCACTGGTAGCGGTAGTTTGGGAACATGGTGGGAATTACGTTAATGAAATATTTTAAAAATACTACAACTGGTGAAGTTTTTGGTTACGATGAAACTGATCCGACACAAATTCCTCACATGGAAGCTCGTTTAGCCAATGAACCACATGAAGATGTTACGAGTAGCTGGCCTCCACCCGAAGAAGAATATGTGCCGCCGAAGCCATCATTAGCAGAGTTACAGGCGCAATTAGCTGCATTATCAGAACAAATACAAGCACTAGCAAATACAGGAAGCTAATAAATGTCAACATTACAAGTAGCTAACATAGTTGGTGTATCATCTTTCTTAATGAATAACTTGGTGTCTAATAGCACCACTTCTGACATTAACATGTATACAGGTAATACTTCAACTACTAATAAAATCTCTGTTTGGTCAAATGGATCAGGTGTTGGCGTTATTGGTAATACTGTTATTACAGGTTCAGCTAACGTTTCTGGTAATGTTAACATTTCTGGCAACGTTGTTATTACTGGTACAGCTAACATTTCTGGTCCCGCTAACTTTACTGGACTTACTAAATTAAACGGAAGTACTACTGCAGCTGGCGTTGTATTGACTAATGCAGTTGAAAATATGAACGTTACAGCAACTTCAGCTACTGGTACAATTAATTTTGATGTTACTTCACAATCTATTATTTACTATACTGCTAGTGCTAGTGCTAATTTTATATTAAATATCAGAGGTAATGTTTCTACTAGACTTAATACATTAATGGCTAATAATCAATCGCTTACTATTGTATTCATGAATACAAATGGCGCGACTGCATATTATAATAACTCTTTCCAAATCGACGGTTCTACAGTATCAGTAAAATGGACTAGTGGTGTTGCACCATCAGCAGGTAATATAAATTCTGTTGATTTATATACGTACACCATCGTTAAAACTGGTACTGATGCTTATACTACTTTTGCTAACTTAACTAAATTTGCATAATGCCAACGATTATCACACGTGCATCAGCTGCAGCTACAGGATTTGGATTTTCTGGTAAATTTACTGGAATAGTACCATGGCCAAATGTTAGTGGTATCCCTTTAAGAAATACTTTATTTACTACAGTAGGTTCATTTTCATGGACTTGTCCAAGTGATGTTACAACAGTATATGTCGCCGCCGTTGGAGCAGGTGGTGGTGGAGCTGGATCTACAAGCGGTGGCGGTGCGACGACACCAGGAGGTGGTGGTGGAGGTGGCGGTCTTGGATGGAAAACTATAACAGTAACACCAAATCAAACATATAGTGGTTTCGTAGGTACTGGTGGTAGTGGTGGTGGTAATGGCGGAACTGGTACTCAAGGTATAGGTGGAGATGGTTCAAATAGTTATTTTATAAACACAACAACAGTAATGGGTGTTGGCGGTCAGGGTGGTAGAAATAATCTTGGTCAGGGCGGTACAGGTGGTGGTTATGTTGGAGATGGCGGTGGTACAGGTGGCCATGGTGGTGATGTAAGACAAGATGTAGGACCTGGTGGCGGCGGCGGTGGCGCTGGCGGTTATAGTGGTAATGGAGGTAGCGGCCAAGGTAGTTCAGGGGGTAATGGTCCTTCTTGGACTTATATGGGACAAGCAAATAGTGGATCTGGTGGAGGTGGAGCAGGTGGTGCATATGCTGCATATCCAAACCAAACTAGTAGTGGTGGTGGCGGTGTTGGTGTATTTGGTGCAGGAGCCAATGGTGCAGCTTCAACTACTAACGGAGTAGGTGGAGGTGGTGGTTCTGGTGGTGGAGCAGGTGGAAGTTCCTCAACTAGTAGTATTGCGGGTATAGGTGGTTTATATGGTGGTGGCGGTGGTGGAGCTACAGAATCATATGGTGTTTTTAGTGGTGCAGGTTCTTCAGGATCTAATGGTGCAGTAAATATATTATATGTTTAAAAAACATAAATATATAAAAAAAACGAGGTAATCCATGGCACTTCCAACAAGTAGACCACAATTCAAAGAATATTGCCTTCGTAAGCTTGGTAAACCTGTAATAGAAATTAACGTCGATGATGATCAAGTAGAAGATCGTATTGATGAAGCTCTGCGTTATTTCTGGGATTATCACTTTGATGGCGCTGATAAGATCTATTACAAGAAACAAATTACATCACAAGATAAAACAAATCGTTATGTAACAATGCCTGATAATATCATCGGTGTTGTTAATATCTTTGAAATCGGTCAAGCTCTCAATACAAATAACCTATTCAATATTCGATATCAGATTGCATTAAACGATCTGTATACGCTCACATCTGTATCCATGGTTCCATATTATATGGCCATGCAACATGTTCAGTTCCTTGAACAAATGCTTGTTGGTAAACAACCGCTTAGATATAACCGTCACCAAAATCGTTGCTTTATTGATATGGATTGGAACATTATTAACGTAGGCGATTACCTTATTATTGAAGCATATCAAATTGTAGATCCAGATTTATTCCCACGTTGCTGGGGAGACCGTTGGTTAGCACGTTATGCCGAATGCCTCATTAAACAGCAATGGGGTCAAAACTTAAAGAAATTTGAAGGTATGCAATTACCTGGAGGATTAAAGTTTAACGGTCAACAAATCTATAATGAAGCTACACAAGAACGTGTTGATCTTGAAAAAGAAATGATGACAATATCATTACCTGCAATGGATATGATTGGATGAGATCATTTAAGTCTTTTATCAAAGAAAATGAAACACCATTTGTTAGCAACCCAGACATTGGATGGTGGGGTGATAAAGACTATTTGGATTTATATCATGGTACGCATAAAAGAAATATTCCATCAATACAAGATAATGGTATTAATAAGATGGATCCAACAACTGGTATGGTTTCTATGACACTTGATCCACATACAGCGCATGGATACGCTGCTATGTCTGGGGCTGCAGGTGAATATAGATTCAGAAAATCAGAATCAAAGCCAGTTACAACACCACCTGAAGATCGTGCAGTAACTAAGTTTAGAATACCAATGGATTGGGCAAAAGAAAATCTTGACCCAAATATGCGTGGTAATATTGGTATGGCATCTGGTAGATTATCCGATCGTTCAAACTATGATAATTGGAAAGCTGCTAACCCTACTAAGGGCGATCATGAATATTATGCAACCAGTGAATTTAGATTTAATAAGCCAGTACCACCTGAGTTTTATGTTGGACATTCATTTAAAGTAAAGAAAAAATAATGGCAACAAATTTCTTCTTTAATAATTTTCAATCATCTCAAGAGCAGTTGCTTATTGAGAATTTGATCATTGAATCCATAAAAATTTATGGGGAGGATATGTATTATATTCCTCGTAAGCTGAATAACTATGATGAAGTTTATGGTGCAGATGATCAGTCAAGTTATGAAGAAGCTTTTCAAATTGAATTATATATAAAATCAGTTAATGGTTTTTCTGGTGATGGTAACTTTATGTCTAAATTTGGTCTTGAAATTAGAGACCAAGTTATATTCTCTATTGCTCAAAGAAGATTTTATGAAGAAATCGGTTCATATAATGCACAAGTTCGACCAAATGAAGGCGATCTTATCTATTTCCCATTGAATAAAAAATGTTTCCAAATCAAGTTTGTCAATAAATTCGAGATGTTTTATCAGCTCGGTTCTTTACAAACGTTTGAATTAACTTGTGAATTATTCGAATACTCAAATGAATTAATTAATACAGGTATACCTGAAATTGATATTCTTCAAAAGAAGTTCAGCACTAATCAACTTGATTGGACTCTTCAAACTGAAGGTGGCGATAAAATTATGACAGAAGATAGCGATTATCTTGTTCTTGAAGGTGCTGGTCTCAGCACTCTTATACTAGCTGCAGACAATGATATTATACAGAAAGAATCAGATATGTTTATTGATTTTAGTGCAAAAGATCCTTTCAGTGAAGGTAAAGAATAATGTTTGGTTCAACCTTTTATTTTCAAACTATTCGTAAATATGTTATACTTGTTGGTACTCTATTCAACGATATTCGTATCACAAAAGAGAATTCTGCTGGTAATGAGACAGCTCTTATAAAAGTACCTGTTACATATGCTCCGAAAGATAAAATGCTTGCACGTGTTTTGCAAGATCCAAATATTGATCGTCAAGAAGCAACAGTAACATTACCTATGATTTCTTTTGAAATGGGTCAAATGAAATATGATGGTACTAGAAAATTAAATACAGTTACTAGATCTGCAGTTTCAAATGATCCTAATTATTTGAGATACCAATACAATCCAGTTCCATATAATATTGATTTTAAAGTTTTCATCTATGCTAAAAACGCCGAAGATGGAACAAAAATTTTAGAACAAATACTTCCATATTTTACTCCAGATTGGACAACAACTGTAAAATTAATACCAGAAATGGAAATTGTATTAGACGTTCCAGTTATATTGAATGATGTTCACTATGAAGATAAATATGACGGTGATTTTAAAGAACGTAGATCTATTATTTGGACTCTTGATTTACTTTTAAAAGGTTATATCTATGGTCCAGTTAAGAAGTCGCCAGTTATTAAATTTGCTAATGCATCGATTTATCTACCAGCAAATGTAGATCCAACTGTTGTTGGTAATGTGCCTGTTTCTCAATCAGTAACAGTACAACCTGGACTTACTGTAAATGGAACACCAACCGCTAATATATCCCAATCTGTTGCATATCAAGATATTCTAGCAACTGATAACTTTGGATATATAATTAATACATCAAATACAAGTTGAAAAAATGATAAACAGTTCTAATAATGATCCTATAAGTGAAGCTCTTGGAATAAATCCTCTACCAACTAGTAGTGCGGTACAGAATATTATAGCAACAGCGCACAATGATAGTGCAATGAATGACTTTGAAGCAGCCCGTGCAAATATACATGAGGTCATTCAAAATGGTCAAGAAGCTATATTTAAACTTGGTCAAATTGCAGATAGCTCTCAACACCCAAGAGCTTTTGAAGTATTAGCAAAATTAATGGATACAATGCTCCAAGCTAATAAAGACCTACTAGATCTTCAAACTAAAATTAGAGATATTAATGCAGTCGATGCACCTACAAATGCACAGGCTAAAAATATAACAAATAATCTTTTTGTTGGTTCTACTGCAGAACTGCAGAAAGTAATTTCTGATATGAAGTCGCAATGATAACAGCTGATCTAGGTAAAGTAGCCACTGGCTATAATGGCAATACTCTTTTAAAACGTGCTAACCAAGCGATAGAGTGGACGCCTCAACTTGTTCAAGAGTATATTAAATGCTCTCAAGATCCAGTATACTTCACTGAAACATATATGAAAATCGTTAACGTCGATAAAGGTCTTATCGGCTTTACGCTTTATGATTACCAAAAGGAAATGTTACGTTCCTTTGCTGCTAATCGTTTTAATATCATTACAACGGCTCGTCAGGCTGGTAAATCTACAACGACCTGTGCGTTTATTCTTTGGTATATTATTTTCCATGCAGATAAAACTGTAGCTCTACTTGCCAACAAAGGCGATACAGCTCGTGAAATTCTTGGTCGTATTCAGCTGGCATATCAGCATCTTCCAGTTTGGTTGCAGCAGGGTATCAAAGAATGGAATAAGGGTTCTATGGAACTTGAAAACGGTTCAAGAGTTATCGCTTCCGCTACTTCAACTGATTCCATCCGTGGTTATTCTATCAACCTTCTATTCATTGACGAAGCAGCCTTTATCGAAAACTGGGATGACTTTTTCACTTCGGTTTATCCTACTATTTCTTCTGGTTCTGAATCTAAGATTATTCTTGTTTCAACGCCAAATGGGTTAAACCATTTCTATAGTATTTGGATTAATGCCATAGAAAAACGCAACCAATACCAAAGTATTCGTGTTGCATGGCAGGATGTTCCTGGAAGAAACGATGCTTGGAAGCAAGACACCCTTGCTGCAATGAACTTCGATAATGAGAAATTTGAACAGGAATATTGCTGTGAATTTCTCGGTTCCTCTGGTACTCTTATTGCTGGTTGGAAGTTAAAAGAGATGGTTCACCAAACTCCTGCAGTTAATAAAGAAGGTCTAGCTCAATATGCACAGCCTGTTAAAGACCATGTTTATATGATGGTTTGCGACGTTTCTCGAGGTAAAGGTTTAGATTATTCTGCATTTCAATTGATGGATGTTACTGTAATGCCATATCAACAGGTATGCGTTTATAGAAACAATCATATTGGTCCTGCTGACTATGCTGAAATTATACATAGAGTAGCAAAGGCATATAATAATGCATCGGTTCTTATTGAAGTTAATGATATTGGAGAGCAAGTTTCTCATACCCTACACTATGATTTAGGATATGAAAATGTTCTATTCACTGAAAATGCAGGTAGATCAGGTAAACGAGTTACTAGCGGTTTCGGTGGAGGAAGTGTAGATAAAGGTATTCGTACTACTAAAATTGTTAAATCAATTGGTTGTTCTATTTTAAAATTATTAGTGGAACAAAATCAATTAGTAGTTAATGATTTCCATACTATTCATGAGTTCTCTACTTTCTCTAAAAAGGGTAACTCGTTTGAAGCTGAATCTGGAAAACATGATGATATGGTCATGCCACTTGTTTTATTTGCATGGCTTTCTGAACAACAATATTTTAAAGATTATACTAACATAAACACTCTTTTATCAATGAAAGAAAAGTCCGATGAAGACATGGAACAAGATATGGTTCCATTTGGATTTTTTGAAGATGGAAGAGAAGAGTATGATGAAATGATTGAAAAATTTGTACCTGACAGTTGGATGTGGAATGTAAGAGAAGACTTTTAATAAATAACATAAACAAAATATATTCTCATTAAAAGGGAGAGATAAAAATGGCGTTTCAACTTAGTCCAGGTGTAAATGTAACAGAAATTGATCTTACCACGGTTGTTCCTGCAGTAGCCACTTCTACAGGCGCTATTGCTGGTTTGTTCCGCTGGGGTCCAGTTGGGACAAGATTTATGGTTGATTCTGAAACCAAGCTTATTGCAAGATTTGGTAAACCAACAAATTACAATTCAGAAACATTTTTTACTGCAGCAAACTTCCTATCATATTCAAATAGCTTGTACGTTGTACGTGCAGCTAACACAACTGGTTCTACTCCAGTTGCTGGTGTTACACCAAGCAGATCAGCTAATTCTTTAACTGCATCTGGTGGTACACAATATACTAATACTGACTATATCACTATTGTCAGTCAGTACGGCGTTAATGCAACAGCTAACGTATCAACTAATTCTACTGGTGGTACACTAGTTCTTACTATTACTAATCCAGGTTCTGGTATCAATGCAACACCTACTGTTAGCGCATTTGCTGCAAACGGCGCAGTTTCTAACGGCGGTAGTACTGCTACCTTTACTTTAGTTTCTAATACAACTAATACTGTTGTTTTATTAAGCGGTAATGCTCAACAAATTTCAACTGATATGTATGTAACACAAACATCTAATACTGCAGCTACCAGCACTGGTAAAACTGTAGCGGTTAATAGTGTTGTTGCTAATCTTATTACTTTATCTACTCCAGTGACTGGAAATACTACTCTTTATTTCGGTCGTAATGGAACTTCATATTCTGCTGTTGGTTTCGACCCATCATCTGCTAATGCATTTGTTGCAAACCTTGCAAATCAAATCGTTGCAAATACAGATGCTTATCTAGCTGTAAACGGTAATTTCGATTCAGACGTTCTTTATGTTGCTAAGTATCCAGGTGATATTGGTAATACCCTAAGAATTTCTGTTTGCGATACTGCAAATGCTTTCACTTCAAACGTAACATATGCAACAAACCTAGTATTTACTATCGGTTCTAACACTGCTACTGCTGAATTTACTGGTACTTCAAATGCAGCTGCAAACGTATTACAATATTCAGTTGGCGATAAGATCCTTGCAGGTAACTCTTCAATCGGTTACCAATATCTACAGCTTACTGCACTTTCTGTAAATACATCGTATAATTCAAATACTCTTCTAACTATGCAGTTCCAAGATCCATATAGACTTTATACAGCATATTCTACAAACACTGTACCTCGTTATTGGGAATTCTATAATACTGTTGATGGAGCTCCTGGAATTTCTCCTTTTGTTAATGCAAATGGTAATACAGCTGCAAAAGACGAACTTCACGTTGTAGTTGTTGACGATAACGGTTTATTCACTGGTGTTCCAGGAACTATCCTAGAAACATATAAGGGTCTTTCAAGAGCTACTGATGCTAAGAATGCTGATGGTACTTCAACAAATTACTATAAAGAAGTTATCAATCAGAACTCAGCTTATATCTGGTGGGCAAATGATCGTTCAGGTGCTGCTTCTGCAAACGCTGCTCTTGTAACATCATCAACTAACTATTCACCAGCTAATATGCAGCTAGTTCTTGGTGCCGATGGTTATAATTCATCTTCATCGAATAGTTATGCAGTTATTGCTTCTGCATATGACCTATTTGCTTCTGCAGAAGATATTGATATTTCACTTATCCTTCAGGGTCGTCCTCTTGGTGCTGCAGGTTCTTCTTATCAGTTAGCAAATTATCTAATCGATAACATCGCTGAAATTCGTAAGGATTGCGTTGTATTCGTATCGCCTGATAGTTCGCTTATGCTCAATTCATTCGGTACTGAAGCAGCAAATATTGTTGCTTGGAGAAATTCAGTTCACTCTTCTTCATATGCTGTAATGGACTCTGGTTATAAGTACCAGTACGACAAGTATAATGACATCTATCGTTGGATTCCATTGAACGGTGACATTGCTGGTCTATGTGCTCGTACAGATCAAACTAATGATGCATGGTGGTCACCTGCTGGTTTCAATCGTGGTCAAATTAAGAACCTCGTTAAACTTGCATATAATCCAAAGCATACTGATCGCGACACGCTTTACAAGAATGGTGTTAACCCAGTAGTTTCATTCCCAGGACAGGGTACTGTACTATACGGTGACAAAACTCTTCAAGCAAAGCCATCTGCATTCGATCGTATCAATGTTCGTCGTCTGTTTATTGTTCTTGAAAAGGCAATCTCTACTGCTGCTAAGTATTCGCTATTCGAATTCAATGATGCATTTACTAGATCGCAGTTTAAGAACCTTATTTCGCCATATCTACGCACTATTCAAGGTCGTCGTGGTATCACTGACTTCTTAGTTGTTTGTGATGACACTAACAATACTGCACAGATTATTGACACTAACCAGTTCATTGGCGATATCTATATTAAACCAGCTCGTTCTATCAACTTCATTCAGTTGAATTTCGTAGCGGTTGGAACTGGCGTTCAATTCTCCGAAGTTGTTGGCAAGTTTTAATAAATAGATAAAACTCAAAGGAGTAACATAGATGCCTTTTAATATTAGTGCTTTCAAATCTAATGGTTTAGTATACGGTGGTACTAGACCATCCCTCTTCAACGTATTTTTATCAGCTCCAGTTGGTATTGGTATCGATAATGTTTCGATAGACAAATTCCGTTTTGTTTGCCGTGCAGCAGAAATTCCTGAGTCAACTGTCGCTTCAATTGACGTTCCATATTTTGGTCGTAAAATTAAAGTTGCTGGCGAAAGAACTTTCCAAGATTGGTCAGTAACTGTAATGAACGACGAAGATTTCGCTGTTCGTTCAATGTTCGAAACATGGTCAAATGGTCTTAACCGTATGGTTTCGAACGTTCGTGATCCTAACCTTAATTTCGAACTTTACAAGCAAGACCTTGAAGTTATCCAATATGGTAAAGACGGTGCAGAACTAAGATCATATCTTATCGTTGGCGCTTTCCCAACTGCAATTGGACCAATCGCTCTTGATTGGGATTCAGCTAACCAAGTTGAAACATTCACAGTTAACTTTGCATATGATTACTGGATTCCAGGAATCGAAGCTTCTGATAAAAAAGCTGGTGGCGTTAATGCATATGGTGCAATGGCGCTTGAAGATGGTCCAGCTGGCCCAGCCTAAATATTACTACAGTGATAACGGAGAGAGCTTAAACGCTCTCTCCATTTTGGAGATTTAAATGGCAGAACTATTTGGGTTCGAATTCAAACGTAAAATACCTGTTGATAATCTACCATCATTCGCCCCAAAGGAAAATGATGATGGTGCAGTAGTCGTAGCAGCAGGTGGTGCATATGGCACTTATGTTGATCTAGACGGCACAGTAAGAACAGAAGCAGAATTAGTTACAAAATACCGCGAAATGGCTCTTCAGCCTGAATGTGATGCAGCGGTTGACGAAATTGTTAATGAATCATTATCTTGTGACGATGAAACAATCGTTGATATTAATTTAGATAATGTTAAAATTTCAGAAAATATTAAAAAAGTTGTTAGAGAAGAATTTCAACAATGTTTGAAACTTCTTGATTTCAACAAATATGCATATGACATTTATCGTCGTTGGTATATCGATGGTCGTTTATACTATCATGTTGTTGTAGATGAAAAAGCAACTAAAGAAGGTATCAAAGAAGTTAGATATATTGATCCTCGTAAAATTCGTAAAGTTCGTGAAGTTGCTAAAAGAAAACTTCAAACTGGTATGACATCTGGTCAAGGTGTTATGACAAAAACTGTTAATGAATATTTTATCTTCAATGATAAAGGTTTCAATTACGGTAATAAAGCAGTTGGACCAAGCACTAATGGTTTAAAAATTGCTAAGGATTCAGTATTACATATTGTATCTGGTTTAACTGATAACCAAGGTACAATGGTTCTATCATATCTACACAAAGCTATTAAGGCATTGAACCAATTACGCACACTTGAAGATGCGTTGGTTATCTATCGCCTTGCCCGTGCACCTGAACGTCGTATTTGGTATATCGATGTTGGTAATTTACCTAAGATGAAAGCTGAACAATATGTTCGTGACATTATGGTAAAGCACAAAAACAGATTAATTTACGACGCCTCATCAGGTGAAGTAAGAGACGACCGCAAATTTATGACGATGCTTGAAGACTATTGGCTTCCTCGTCGTGAAGGTGGAAAGGGTACGGAGGTTACTACCCTTCCAGGCGGTCAAACATTAGGTCAAATGGATGACGTTCTTTATTTCCAAAAGAAGTTTCTTCAAACATTGAACGTTCCTATCAGCCGTTTAAATTCAGATGCGCTTTTCTCTATTGGTCGTGCAACTGAAATTACTCGTGATGAATTGAAATTTGACCGTTTCGTTGTTCGTTTACGTTTAAGATTCTCTAGCTTATTCACTAAAATTCTTGAGAAACAATTAATCCTCAAGGGTATTATGTCACTTGAAGAATTCCAAGAAATTTCTATGGATTTCAAATATGAGTATTCAAGAGACAATTACTTTACTGAATTAAAGAATAATGAAATCACTGAAGGTCGTGCAAACCTTGCTCGTAATCTTCAAGATATGGCTGGTAAATATTATTCACATGCATGGATTCGTAAAAATATTCTCCATCAAACTGATGATGATCTTGAAAAGATGGATGAACAAATTACTGAAGAAACAAATTCACAAGATCCACGTTGGATTAATCCAACCATTGAACAAAATATGCAAATGATGCAGCAGCAACAACAAGCTGCTCAACAACCACCTGCTGGTTCTGAACCACCTGCTGGCGATCCAAATAAAATGGAAGAAGTTAGACAGGCAATGATCACTGTTGATCAAATGAAAAAGAAACCAAAAGCACAGCGTTCAATTCAAGACCAATCAAAATATAAAGCTGCAGTACAAATAGTTGCCAAAAATCCTGATATTGTGAAACAAATGGGCACTGGCGGCGGTACTACTGCCCAATAAGGAGAATATAAAATGACAGAGTTTAATAAATACAATTTAGAAGATTTAATTGCAGCATCTACTAACCAACAACCATTAGATTTTGAACATGTATTTGATGAGTTAATGGTAAGTAGATTACAAACAGCGGTTCAAAATAAAAAAATTCAGATCGCACAAAGTATGTATTCTTCACCAGAAGATTTGGAAAGCGAAAATAACTCAGAGGAAGATTACTAATGGCTAAGAAACCCCTAAGAAGCGTTGCTCCTAAAGACTCGAAGCAGGATTTAGAAGGCGTAAAAAAGTCTGAAGTTGTTGATGGTTCAACTGGCGTTGATCCAGGGGTTGACTACATGCCTAAAAAAGAAATCGGACAGAAGTTTGTTGCAGCTCATAAAACCGAAAAGTGGGCAAGTCGTGCAGGTAATAAGGGCGATGTATTCAGCGGTGATAAAGTAAAGTATGCTTTAGACACTCCTCAAAATAAACTTATGGGTCGCGACCAAAAAGAATCAGAAAAAGTATATGAAGCATCAAAGATGAAATGCGAATCATGCGGTAATATGTATGAAGGCGAATCATGTGATTGCGGCAAAATGAAAAAGGGCGGTAAGAAAAATCTTATCCTTAGTGGTGGTAAAGGTCTTCAAGAAGTTATTACAAAAAACACTCCTACTGGTGAAGTAATTCACGACATTGTTCATTCAAAAAATAAAATGTTTAAGGATGATTCAAAAGAACAACGTATTAAAAGAGCTCTTGGCGCCAAGTATGCCATGATGCGTAAAGAAGAAAAAGATAATGACGATACAGATGAAGAAATCAGCATGGTTGGTACAGAGCTAAGAGCTATTTGTGCTGATGCTGAAGACCTTCTTGCAAAAATGCCAAAAGATATGCACATTGAGCCATGGGTTCAATCAAAGGTTGCTGTTGCTAAATCAATGATTTCTGGCGTACGTGATTACATGCTTAATAAAAAACCAGTTAAAGAAGATCTAGCAATGCCAATGCTTGAAGATGGCAAAAAGAAAAAGAAAAAAGAAAAGATGGAAAAAGAATCAGCTCCAGCTGACACTACAATGAATTTAAATACATATGGAACTATCGATCAGGGGAGAGTATAATGCCTGGAATTTATAAACCACTTGGTACTGAATCGGTTTGCAACACTACTACTTTTAGCTCTTATGGAAAT